CCCAGCAGCCAGGTGTTTTCGCACCGGGCGCGCCCGGCAAACTTCCGTGCAACCTTTGGAATAAAAACCGCAGAAAACTCCCAAATTTTTTTGCATCTCAGTCTTGACAGATCCTGAAGTGAAGGTATATATACCAGGCCGGGATGTCTCCTGACATCTCGAAGAATTAGAAAGGGCGGAAATGCTTGATTTTTTACTAGGGATACTCATCCCTCTGAAGCTCCTGCTGCTGGCGTGGTTTGCCTGGCAGCTGCTGCACTGGCTGCTGTAACCTGCTGCGCCGATCAAACTCCGAAACTCCCTGTATTAATAATAAACTAATAAGGTCCGTGGTTCTCGGAGTTCTGGACGCACCGGGCGCGCCGGGCATCCCAGTCTGCTGAAGCGTGTGGGTAAGTTTTATACATTAGCACTTGTCATCACATTGGATTGGTGATAAAACTGCAGATAGAAAGAGAAAGGATTAACTATGATTCGTTGGAACAAATGGACTAAAGATTACACATATACTTACCTGTGGCATGATGGGGTTTGGAAACTTATCCACAGAAAAAGAAATAAACCGATTGCGTCATGGTTTGGAAAGATGTATAGTATGTTTAGTTAGATAACTAGATAGTAACCTTAACAATTCTTAGCTAGAGCCGTGGGTTACTATATAAGAGGCAAGATAAACGGAGTTATTCGGCTCTTGCCTCAAAACTCCAAACTCCCAAACTCCCCGAAACTCTTATTGATATATTAACCCTATTGTACTGGCCGGGCGCCCGGCATCCCCGGGCTCGCAGGACATCTCAACGGAAATAAAAAAGGGCGATATTTCTATCGCCCTTATTCAACCATGCGTTGTTAGTAGGTATATATTACATGGTTAAACCCATTCGTTTTAAGACATATCCAACCTCGCTTTGTAGATGGTGTATTAAGTCCACTCTATTGTCTTTGTCTTGAGCTACCCACTCAATAACTGCATTACATAGAACGCCACTTATTAACTTCCAATCCATGCTATCTTTTTGAGGCACTTTACTTATTAACTCTTCTACATTACCTAAAGTAGCTTGGTCTTTGGAATACTCTAACACCTCTTGAAGAAGAGGTGTCACATCAACATTGTTGATGGTTTTTGTTGGCACGATTTCGTTAGGCATGGATTTCCCATTCCCCAACTTCGTGACCATTGACCTCGAACACAGTTTCAGGGTTTACATTAGCCCAACGTCTATGCTCTTGGTCAATACCATTACCTATTCTATAAACTAGAACATAGTTCTCATGCTCTTTTACATTACTAGGAACAGGATTGTTAGTGTGTCGCCAAGCATTACTACCCAAGATACCTCTCTTGATTACTGACACTTGACCTTTGTTGTTAAACCATTTGCAAGAGAAAAACTTGTTTTGTCCTACCATAGTTTTAAATTCAGACTTTGTCATATATCCTACTTTCTATTTAGATTACACAGTATCACACACCTAGTTATATTATATAGTTAATTGCAATTAGTTGTGGATATCCTGTGGATAAGTCGCCCGGGCATTATGTCGCATGCGACAAATTGTCGCACCCGGCGCCCGGGAACTCTTGCGGCTCACTCCTTCGGAGTTCGCCGCCCGGTAACTACGCGACGGGCCTATCCCCCCCTTTGTAGTGTAACATCCATATAGTGCTGCGTTGCACTGTTTGAGAGTGACAATCATGTACAAAAACGTTATATTGGAGTCTCAAAAAAATTTTTACAAAATGGAAAACGTTTCAGACTTAGAATCACTGGATACCAATACATTAAAGCTGCTTCTTAAAGATGCTATGGACAAGAAGCGTGAAGTGGCACAAGGTGATTTTTTAAAATTTGTTAAAGAGGTTTGGCCTGATTTCATAGAAGGCAAGCATCATAAAATTTATGCAGAAAAATTAAATCGTATTGCGAACGGCGAGCTTAAGCGTCTGATTGTCAATATGCCACCAAGACATACAAAATCAGAGTTTGCATCTAATTTGTTTCCGGCGTTTTACATGGGCCGTCATCCAAAGGCTAAACTGATACAAACGACACACACTGGTGAACTGGCAATCCGTTTTGGACGTAAAGCCAAAAACATGATAGAGTCATCAGAATATGAAAAAGTATTTCCAGAAGTTACACTTGCAGCTGACTCCAAAGCTGCTGGACGTTGGGAGTCAAA